GACCAAATACATTACGAAACTGCACTTACCAAGGCACTATCGAGATTCAGACAGCGTTCAGATAACAGTGTTGAAGAATCTTATATTTTTCTAGAAACTGTTGTAGATCAAAATGAATATACGCTTCCAAATGAAGTTGTTGAGGTAAGAAAGTTATTCCGCAGGAGTGTTGGCTCACGTACAGGTGGAGGCGATGGAGGAACATTGTTCGAACCTTTCAACCTAGCATACACAAATACATATTTGTTGTCTAGTTCTAACATGGGCGGGCTAGCTACATATGATTTCTTTAGTCAGTATCAAGAACTTGTAGGACGTATGTTTGGGTCATTTATCGAATTCAAATGGAACAGCACAACCAAAAAACTCACAATGCTTCAACGTCCAAGAGCAGAAGAAATATTAATGCTGTACTGTTATAACTATAGACCTGATGCACAGATACTAGACGATTATCTTGCGGCACAGTGGATTAAAGATTATACCCTAGCAACATGCAAGTTCATGCTAGGAGAAGCAAGAGAAAAGTTTGCTACTATTGCAGGACCACAAGGCGGAACAAGTCTTAATGGAGCTAGTTTAAAAGCAGAAGCACAAGCAGAAATGGAAAAGCTTGAAAATGAAGTAGCAATGGCAGTACCGGGCGGCACAGGATACGGCTTCACAATAGGTTAAAGCTCATTGTCGTGTATGTACAACTGAATTAAAGCATAATGCAAAATTTTCATTAGATCTTTTCTATGATCATCTCGCTCGCCTTTTTTACCATAACGATTTGAATACTTATCAACATTGCCCATACAGAAACCAGTACCGTTCCCTCTATCAATAATTACTTCTGTTGACTGAAACTTGTTAGAGCTATAATGACCGTCATAAGTCTTGTCGATATAATTTTTAAATTCTTCTATGTATTTGTTTTCGTTAAACTTGTAGTCAATTTTTTTACTCATGATCTTTCCTAACTGTTTTACATATTATAAAAGAAAATATTATATATGTCAACCTAAAAATCGGGAACTAAATCACCTTGCTTCCAGCGTACTCCTTCTTTTTGCATTATTCGTTGACAGTTAGCACATATAGTTTTTAAATTACTAGGACGGCAATTGTTTAAATCTCCATCAATGTGGAATACGTTGAATTGTTCAAGATGTGTTGACCTGAATCCACACTTTTCACAAACAGGTTTCTTTACGTATCCAGATTGTTTCCATTTAGGTATTCCTGACCCTAATCCACTTCGCAAGCATTTCTCACAAAGCTTACGATAGTAAGTTTTATTATCTTTTTTATAATTTATAGCTGCTGGACGCTGTCCACACTTGCACAATGGTCGCATATTGTATTTAACTTTTATGGCCTCACCTTTTCGGTCCCTTTTTTTGGTGGTTTATACCATGTTTTTTCTCGCTACATGCTAAATACATATAATAAAATATCATTTCCAACAGGAGAACTATAATGGCATTAACATCACCAGGGGTACAGGTTTCAGTTATAGACGAAAGTTTCTATACACCGGCTGAACCAGGAACAGTACCAATGATTTTTGTTGCTACTGCGCAAGATAAAGCAAATGCAAGTGGCACAGGTACAGCACAAGGAACAATAAAAGCAAATGCAGGAACTCCATATTTGCTTACATCACAAAGAGATCTTGCAGATACATTTGGCGATCCTACATTCCAAATAGACACAAACAACAATCCAATTAACGGAAGCGAACTTAATGAATACGGCCTACAAGCTGCATATTCATTATTAGGTGTAAGTAATAGAGCATTTGTTGTAAGAGCTGATATCGACCTTGGAGAATTAGAAGCAAGTGCAACAGAACCAGCAGCCAATCCAAGTGCAGGTACATATTGGTTTGATACAGCAGATTCAATTTATGGTATCTTTGAGTGGAATGGCGCAAACATTAACACAACTGGTGGTCAAACATTTACAAGCAAAACACCAATTGCTATTACAGATACAGCAGACGTTGTTGACTATGCAGGAGCAGACTATACACCAAAAGGTTCTGTAGGTGCAATAGGTGATTATGCTGTTGTAACTGTAACTTCGCTTAACAAATTATGGTATAAAAATACAAGCGGTACATGGGTAGCAGTAGGAAGCGATGATTGGACAAAAGCTTGGCCAACAGTAAAAGGCACAGCGGCAAATCCAACTGCAACCGGTGACGATGCAGGAAATTTAGAAATAAACGGATCAGTTATATCTGTAACAGATGGTGATACTGTATCAGTTATTGCTACTGCTATCAATGATTCTTTAATAGCAGGTGTAACAGCAGAAGCAGTTGATGGATTTTTAGAAATTTACAGTGACGGGACTGGCAGTGCAGCAGCTGACTCTAGCGCAGGAGGTGATATTTTAGTTGGAGGCACAGCAGCAACACTAACACTACTAGGGCTAACAGCAGGAACATATTATCCTCCGGCAGTACAGATTAGTCAACACACATCAGTGCCAACTTGGAAAATTACAGATACAGGTTTAGGACAAACATCTGGATTTAGTGCAAGACCTACAGGAAGTGTATGGTTCAAAACCACAAGACCTAATAGAGGTGCAAATCTATCTGTAAAACTTTGGAACGCAGAAACTTTACTTTGGGATTCCATTGATGCGCCATTATATGACAACAGTGCAGCAGCAATTTATGCTCTTGATCCAACAGGTGGTGGTGCTAATTTAGGTATCGGTGATTTATTTGCAAAAACAAATGTTGCAGACGATACACAACCTCTTGCAACATTTAGTTTTTATAGAAGAGCAAATATAGGTGCTACATCAATATCAAGTAACCCTATTACAGCATCTGCTCCTGGGGTAACAGTTGCTTCAACATTTACAATAAGTGCAACCGATGACGGTAGTGCAGCATATAGCACTCCTGTAACTGTTACAGTAAGTACGTCAGGAAGTGCAAGCGGAGATTCAGATGCAATCGCAGATGCAATTAACACTGCAGGCGTAACAAATGTAAGTGCTAGCGTTGATGCAAGTAACAGAGTTGTAATTGCACATTCACAAGGCGGAGAAATAAAACTTACAGACACAGACGGACTACTAACTGCAATGGGATTCCAAGCGAAGGATGCAGCAGTAGATGAAAGTCAGTGGACTGCAAATCTTTACTATCAAGACGGTACGTCTAGTGCAACTAGTCCAAAACAGCTTTGTGCTAGTAATTGGAACACACTTACATACACTGCAAGTGACAATGAAGTAACAAGTCTAACTAATGACGGTCAATTATGGTATAGTTCAGTAGTAGACGAAGTAGATATTATGATACATGACGGAACTACTTGGAAAGGTTATCAAAATGAATATGCAGATGCAGATCCAGAAGGTCCAATTGTAAGTGCAAGCATGCCTACCGCACAAAGCGATGGTACAGGTCTTGTGACAGGCGATATTTGGATTGACACTTCCGATCTTGAAAATTATCCAACAATCTATATATATAATGCAAGTTTGAGTGGTACTACTGCTCAAAAATGGGGAACACCATTAGATAAGTCAGATCAAACTACAGAAAACGGCATATTGTTTGCAGATGCACGTTATGGTGATACAGGCGGGACAGCAACCAATGCTCCATCTGCGACCATACCAGAGTTATTAGTAAGTGATTATCTTGACCCAGATGCGCCAGATCCAGCACTATATCCAAAAGGTATGTTGCTATGGAACTTACGCAGAAGTGGATTTAATGTCAAGCGTTTCGAGCGTAACTATATAGATCTTAATGCAGATAATGCTAGGTACGACGATGAAGACATGGGTACATACTATCCACACCGTTGGGTAACTGAATCAGGTAACCAAGCAGATGGTTCAGGCAGCTTTGGACGTAAAGCACAACGTAAAGTTGTTATCCAGGCTTTACAAGCACTAGTGAATAGTAATCAAGATATTAGAGACGACGAATCAAGATTGTTTAATCTAATGGCTTGCCCAGGTTATCCAGAACTAATTGGAGAAATGATAAGTCTTAACTTTGATCGCGGACTGACTGCATTTATTGTAGGCGATAGTCCAATGAGACTAACACCTGATGCAACTTCGTTAAATGATTGGGCAACAAACGTCAATAGAGCCGTTGAAGATAACGACAACGGTCTTGTAAGCCGTGATGAATACCTAGGTGTGTTTTATCCAGCAGGCTTTACCAGCGACAACTTTGGTAACAATGTTGTTGTCCCAGCTTCACACATGATGCTACGTACAATTGCATTAAGTGATCAGGTATCGTTCCCATGGTTTGCACCAGCGGGTACAAGACGTGGCGGAATTACAAATGCAAGTTCAACAGGCTATATCAATAGCGAAGGAGAATTTGTAAGTGTAGCACTGAACGAAGGTCAAAGAGATACACTTTACCAAAACAACATTAACCCAATCACATTTATTAGTGGTGCAGGTCTTGTTGCATTTGGTCAGAAAACTCGTGCAAGAGGCGCAAGCGCACTAGACAGAATCAACGTTGCACGTTTGGTAATTTACTTACGTTCACAGTTGAATCAGCTTGCTAAACCGTATATCTTCGAACCAAACGATAAGATTACAAGAGATGAAATCAAGCAGGCAGCAGAAAGCTTACTACTTGAACTATTGCTATTGAGCCAGTGAAAGCAGTTGAATTTATTTACATTCCGCTACGCTTGAAAAACACCGGTGAAATTGCAGGATTATAAGGTATAAATACATATATATTAGGAGCAGATTAAATGGCTATTTCGACACTATCAAAAATTACAGTACCTCTAGCTAGCGGTGATTCCGCTAGCAACCAGGGCTTGCTCATGCCAAAGCTACAGTATCGCTTTAGAGTGACACTAGAAAACTTTGGCGTAAGCACACCAACAACAGAACTAACAAAGCAAGTTATTGATGTAACTCGTCCAAATGTTAGTTTTGAGCAAATGACAATTGATGTTTACAACTCAAAAGTATATCTAGCAGGTAAGCATGAATGGCAACCAGTTGAACTTAATTTACGTGAGGATGTGAACAATAATGTTCAAAAACTAGTAGGCGAGCAGCTACAGAAGCAGTTCGATTTCTACGAGCAGTCAAGTGCAGCATCAGGTCTCGACTATAAGTTTACAACAAGAATTGAGATTTTAGACGGTGGCAACGGTGCAAATACACCAACTGTGCTAGAAACGTTTGAACTATATGGTTGTTATTGCGAAAGCGTTAACTATAATCAGTTATCATATTCAAACTCAACTGATCCAGTTAGTGTTACATTAAGTATTAGATATGACAATGCTATCCAAACACCACAAGGTACAGGAGTTGGTACAGCAGTAGGACGTACAGTTAATACTCTAGTAACAGGCGGCGGCGCTTAATACATCTACATTTAGTCTGCACAACGAGGGAGCATTTATTGCTCCCTCTTCTATTAAGTACGCACTTAATTAATAAAGATAAATATTAGTATGGCAAATAGATATAACGGTTTTTTTGATAGTTTAGCAGGAGGTGCCCTAAATCCTAAAGGAAATTTAGGAGATTTTCAACATGCAGCTAGATTGTACACAGATAATAATCATGCGCTTGCACCAAAAACTAAATTTCTTTATCACGTTTTTTTAGATATAAACAGTACGGCTGCTAGTATTATTCCTAGGCTTTCTGTTGATGGTAAAAAAATTATCAACGAAATGGGTATGCTGGTAAAAAGTGCAGATTTGCCCAAATATCAAGCCAATATCGAAACTAAAAAAATGTACAACAGGGTTAAGAATGTACAGACCAATATCCAATATGATCCTGTAACAATTACATTCCATGACGATAACTCTAGTTTGACCACTGCGCTTATGCAGGCCTATTACAGGTACTACTATGCTGACGGTAATCAGATAAGAAATAACGGCAGAGCCTTTGCTCGAACTCCAGATAGTACATATGAAGGTTCAACTCGAAACAAAAACAAGTTTGGTTTAGATAACAATAATCCAGGTTTACCTTTCTTTAATAGTATTCAAATAAGTCAACTATCTAGAGGTAGTTATGTCACATATACCCTAGTAAATCCCACTGTAATTGCATGGGGTCATGATAGACTTGACAA